CTGTTTTGTATTATGCTTACGATAGATTTATGACAAAGGTTGCTCCACTGCAGAGTGGTTTCGAAAGATTAAAATCTTGGAAAAAATTTTTGAGTATAGCCTCCATTATAACAATAGTGGCAGGTGTGTATGCAGGCATAAAACATCTCAGGAGGAAGGCACCTAATCCAATATTGGAGCCAGAGTCTGGGGGGAAGAAAAGAACCGCTTCTTTGAGTTTTGAATTAATATACGACGTTTTTTGTTTAATTTTAGCAGGGATCAATCGAAATACCACTCCTTTGAAAGATGGATTTGTTTTAAAAAAGTCGGTCCAGTCTATATTGGATGGGTATGGTGTTAGATCAAAAGTTACTTACATGGACGCAAGGAAGAATGCGAAGAGATTTAAGAGGGAGGCACATGACGGGAAAACATTTTATAATCCCGAAATGTTCGTAAATAAGATGGGGACGGAGAAGGATGCAAAAGCGGAATCTTGTATGCATCAAATCTCTGAACACCCATGGATAAATAGGTTGAGTTTTGGATATCTGTATCCAGCAGTGGATTTGCAGAGACCTTGTACTGCTTTTAGTTATGTCCACAATCAGAAGACGTTTGAGAACACAACGAAATATTGCAATACATGCGGGTGGGAGAAATCCGATCATGATGGCATGTTTAGCGATCCAACGTTGGCTTTTTCCGATTGGAAATTTGACATATCAAGCATAATAGGGTTGGATTACCAGCCTGCAGAAATGTTTCATAGTTTGAAAGATAACACATTAACATTTTTACAGGACAAATTACATTTAACGCCGGATATCATTTTAGCTATCGGTTGTACAGCGATTGCGATAATATTACATATTGCATCTGCACACTGGAATAAAGTGGTGAAGGCACCAACGAGATTTTTGAAAGGATCTGATTTGAATGTCGAACCTCCAAAGGGGAGAAGAAATCATTCGGAAAAGATAAAATATAGCCGTGAGTCATTTGAATGGATAAGGGACATTTATGAGCAATGTTACCAAGGAGGTCAAAAAGGAATTGACGCCTGGAACAAATTCTGTGAAAGGTATGACATAGATGTAGATAGGTTTTTTAATGACTGTGACAGGTTTGATTATGGGGAAGCAGATGAGTTTTCATATGATGACCCAGAAGATTATAGGAGTGATAGTGATGAAGATGCGCGCGACAAGAGGTTGCGTGACAGATTCAACATGATTGACGAGGAGAGCAGCGATGAGTTTGATTACGATACGAGGCACGATGAAGACGTGAGTGTGGCGGATCAGGCGAGGTATAACCATGCCCAGATGAGTGCATATGGAAGAGCCATGAGTGCAAACTGGGTAGAGGAAGCCGTTGGCGGAAATAGGTTTAAGGCCACAAAACCGCTAAGTAGGAAGGGTTTGAAGAAGAAACAAACCCGAAAGCAGAAACCTGTGGTGAAGGAGAAACCAAAGGAGAGAGAGAAGCCAAAAGGAGAAAAGGCTTCCCCAGGTGAAAAGGATGTGGAGGATAAATTTCAGGAGAAATGCACCAATTCTATTTCAAAAAAAGTAAAAACACCAGTTCGTGAGGCTGCGGAATTGGTGAGTGAAAAGTCAGCCAAAGTTGGGGATTTGCCAAAAGTGGTGGACACCCCGACAACTAGTATAGTGACAACAGCAATGTTGAAACCAGAGGCGAAGATACCAGGAGCACAGGTCATATCTACAAATATAGACCCCAGGTATTACACTTTCAAATCTGATGGAAACGAGCTAGGATTTATGGCGAGACTAAAACATGGAGATAAGGGGGCAGATGGAAAGAGGACGAGTACATTTTATGCTTACTTTCCAGCACATTTTCTGGATTTCCCAAATGTAACCCTATGGGACGATAAAGGGAATTGTGTGGATACTGATGTTAAGGGGAATAAGAAATATGCGACCTTTGTAACAGCAGGGAAGAATAAGTTAGACTTGGCTTTATATTTAAATAAACAAGTAACAGATCAAATGCCAGTTTTTGGAAACATAACCTACACCCAGCGTGGGACGAGTAGGAATCTGAGCGTTATGGTTAAGAGAGATGCAGGTTGGTTTGTGTGTCCTTCAACACAATCATGGACTCCAGGGAACTACCTGGCAGAACAGCTGTATTTTTGTGATACAAGACCAGGGGATTGTGGAGCACCTGTGTATACTGGAGTGGATACCACACGTGATGTGTCAGGTATACACGTAGCAGGTAAAGAAGGAGGTCCAAATGCATTCATCTGGCTTTCAATTGAGGTTTTGGCGTGGTCAAAATCACAATTGTTGAAGGTGCAGTGCAAGTTGGAATATTCTCCATTGCAAGAGAGTAATGTGAGATATGAGCATTTTGAGTCGGTGGCTTATGACCCAACTGGGGTACAAATGTTATCGAAAAAGATAAACGCAATAAAAGATAAGATATCACCTGAATTTGAGGAGTATGTAAGAATGGACCCAAGCTTTGGTAGCTTTGTAGACGAGCATGCAACTTATAGGGGATTTATTGCGAATAGGTTTAATATGGAAAAGTCAATCCAGAAATGCAACGTGGAAGCGAAGTTTCCGGAAGACGATTTACAGGATTATGCTGAGGAGTTAGCCTACAAATACATGGAACCGGCACTAACTACAAGAGTGTTGCAACATACTGATAATGTGCATATGAATTTCTCAACTAGCCCATCATCTTTTTGGAAAAAGAGGGGGTGTAGAACAAAAGGAGAGGCAATAAGGCATCCAGAATTTGCAGACTTTGTAAAAAGTACGGAGCATGTACCTTTACAGGACTATAATGCAAAACGGGAGTCATTACCGTTCGAGGATATAATAGTGAACCAGAAGATACGGGGAACTTTTAATCCTCCGGTGGATATGATAATGAAGGAAGCGATAATGTTTGAGAACCAAAATGAAAAATTGAAGGAGTTTGGGAAATCTCCTGAATATTGGATAAAGTATGGGTTCGTAAAGCAATACGGAGGCTTCAATGAACTTGGAAAGTTATTTGAAGGCTGGGAGTATATCGAAACGGATGATTGTAGTGGATGGGATAGAGTATCTTGGGTGCTTAGGGTTTACTCACAGAGAGTAAGACCTTTGGCAGGTATTGAGAATTACCAGGGAACTTTAGTCTACTGCATGGCATGTACGGTCTGGGTGCCGGTGAGGTGTCCCGACGGAGTGATAAGATGGAGAAAATGTGGTGTGGTGTCTGGTGGTAAGTTAACCACCAGTAACAACTGCATTTTCCATATGAATATCGGAACGCGCCTTGTGTGCAAAATTTGGTTGAAGGTTTTTGGGCGGAGACCCACCTTGAAAGAAATGTTAACACACCATAGGATGGCGTTGTACTCCGACGACTCAATAATGGCAATTAATTTGTCATTTTTTGGGCTAACAGTCGATGAGTACAGAAAAATGAAAATAGAAACGTATGCTGAGTTTGGTCTTACTTTGAAAGATTCCCAACATGCTAGACTGGTGAACTATGAGAAGTTAAACACCACAATTAGATTTTTGGGCAGCGGCTTTCAGTTGTATGAATCTCTAGATATGTATGTACCACAAACAAATGAGGATAAGATCTGTTCCACTTTGAAATATTATTTGGACGAAAGGAAATTTGAAGATTTGTTTGCGAGGGCTCTGGCGGTTATGGTGTTATCCGCGCCAAACCCAGAGTTGTTTGAAAGAATTCGAGGTTTTGTGAGTTTTTTAGCCTCGAGAGTGAATTGGGCGGACACATCCCTACCTGAAATATGGGAAGGATTTGCGAAAGCGGAGAACGGCAGCTCATATTGGATAATGTGGATGCTAGGACGAGAGTGTGGTGCTGTGGTATTCTTTTATGGAGGTAGGTCGGAAAAAGAAAGCATGTCGGCCACCGCAGCAAGAGCAGAGCAGAGTATTGATGCAATTTGTAAGAGATTGGGGATTTCCGTTGAGGGGAAACAATGGTTGGACATTGCGTTGGATCCATGTAAGGACATGCAAGTCGTTAGATCTGGTTATCCAGACGCCATTGCAGTACCATCAGCCTTGGAAACTGTCCATGATCAGGTTACAGTTGCTGTACCTGCGTCTGTTGCACCTGGTGGCAACTGGGATTGCAATATATTTTTGGAACAGCTGTATACTCAGTCGAATTTGGTAAGTAATGCTTCCATTTCGAGGCAGGAGATATACAGAGCTGGTCAAGGGGCTACGAACTATGCTCGGGGGGGTCTATGTGTTAGATCTGGGGCATCAGGGACTACCCTTGATATAACAACAACAACGGGGGGTATTAGTCTTAAAAACGACACCCTAGCACAAGGAGAATTTAGAGTGGTAGCTATTGGGTTGGAAATACACAATACTACGGCGGAGATAGATCAACAGGGGGCTGTGATTACGTGGAGGGATCCGGATGCACCGGAGATGAGTGATGTGATTACATGTATGGAAGATAATGGGGTAACGCCTTGCGTTCCCTGTTCTTACCGAAGTGTTCAATTATCTAACCCTCCATCCACGCCTTCAGCGGCAATTGATCTCCCCGGTTCTTTGGAGTGGAAAGCTGCTCATGGCGCGTATATCGTACCAATTTTGGCGAATCCAACTCTTGAGCCGGCGGAAACTAGGATTATGGTTCCATTCTGTTTGGATGGTCCCACATTATATTCACCAACGCTTAACACGACGGGGGTGGCAAAGAAAATTAGTGTAGCAACTGCAAATGTTGTGACTGGGTATTCCATGTCAGGGGCCTTTTTCTCCGGCCTTTCTTATAAGACAACGTTGCAGGTAAATCTTACCTATTATATTCAGATTTTTCCTTTCAGTAGTTCTATACTGAAGAGATTTTCTGAGAAATCAACTGGTGAGGATGCTATGGCAATAAAACTTTACAATAAGATTGCACGGGAATTGCCGACTGGGGTTTATGTTGATGAGAACTTCCTCGGTGGTTTTATTTCTGGTGTTTCGAAGATTGCACAAGGTGTTATGCGCTATGCTCCTCAAATTGCGAGAGTTGGGGGCGCCGTGCTAGATTTTATGGGAGATGCAGGAATGTTCAACCAGAAAGCAGCAGGTGCCAGGGAATTTTCTTCCTCAATTGGTGGAAACTCCGGAAAAATGGTAATTCATGATGGAGGAGAAGCTAGGCGAGAGGAGAAAGCAGTGGAAAAACAGGTGGCGAGGGAGGTAAGCCGAGCCATTGTCCCATATCGTCCACAGGAGATGATATTGGATGTGCGGAAAAACAGCAACGGAAACGTTGTCGCTAAAGTTGTTGGAGGTGGAGTGAATAGGAGCTTTGGAACCCGAAAGAAGAGGGGGCAGTTTTCGAAAGACATGCAGAACCAAGCTATTTACAATGCTTATAAGGGGAAAACGGGTTCACGTTGGGTGGACAAACAGGATAAGAAGTAATCGTCTTCTTAATGGCGTCCATATGGATAAGGGAAAAAGGCGTTCGGTCTTGGGAGGTTGTGTGTGAAAACTCAACGCTTCCTTGGCAATCGTGCCTCCCGTAACTATGGTGTAAGTCCAACATCCGCAGGGTTTGATACTTATAGCGAAAGCGGTTGTAGACCGGTATCATGTAACTCCTATTTTGAATACACGGAGTACCCAAGCCCAGGGGAAGGCGTGCGCGTTAACAGTAAGGCAACGAACTTTGGGACGCGAGGAAAGATGATATATACTTATGGAAGGGTCATCTTTGATACGACAGAGTCTGACTAGGTCAGTAGCCCATTATGGGGTAATTCCATGCTTATCATTGGTGAGCCC